CAAGAACTGGACGAAGAGTTGTTTACGAGGTACGTGATGAGAATGGTATGAATCTTGAGAAAACGTTTGAAGCTGCATACTGGTTAGCAGCAAACGTTCCATTTGGTGAACTTATACTTGATTATGATACGTATGAAGGTACTTCAAAATTAAATGCTCAAATTATTATAGAAATCCCAGATATTCCAGCAGATTATAATGTTGTGTTTAATAAGAAGGTAAGAACATTCTATAATAATATCCTTCAGTCAACTAACGAATTAACAGAAATTCTCCCTAGTTAATGTTATAAATAGCTAGAAAGAGAAACATATGGCTATTACAAGAAAACTATCGCCTGAGGATGCGAACCTAGAAAGATCAGTACTCTTTACTACACGTAAAAGAAATTATATTGATATTGATCTTGCGTTTGCAAACAAACCTTCAGGAGAAATCTTTAAGAAGAATGATGCTGCTGCAGTTAAGCAAGCAGTATCAAATCTTTTACAGACTAATTTCTTTGAGAAGCCATTTAAACCATTTTTTGGTGGTAACCTTAGATCTTATCTCTTTGAGTTAGCAGATGATGAAACAGCATATGATGTTTATGATAACGTAAAGAGAGTGATAGAAACATATGAACCAAGAGCAAATGTCGTGAATATAGAAGTAAGTGCAGATCCTGACAGAAACTCATTGGATGTAAGAGTAGAATTCAAAATCGTTAATACTGGCGAGGTAGTGGTAGTAACAACAAATATTTCGAGGCTGAGATAATGGCAACAACAATTCGTTCAACTTCACTTGATTTTGATGCGATCAAGAACAATCTAAAAACATTCTTAGAAAATCAGGATGAGTTTACTGATTATAATTTCGAAGCCTCTGGTCTATCGAATATCTTAGATGTTCTGGCATATAATACACATATTAATGGTTTAACAGCTAACTTTGCCCTAAATGAATCCTATATTGGTACTGCTCAGCTTAGAAGTTCTATGGTTTCATTATCTGAAGGTATTGGTTATATTCCATATTCTCGTATACCATCACAAGGTATTATTAACCTTTCACTGAATCTTTCAGGTGTAGCAGGAAGACCTTCTGAGATATCAATCTCTGCGGGTAAGGTCTTTACAGCATCTGTTGATGATATTACCTATACATTTCAAACAAGAGAGGCAATAACAGCTGAAGATAATGGTGAGGGATTATATACATTCCTTACAGGTGATGAAGTTCAAAATATTTCAATATATGAAGGTACAGTAAAGACAAAGACATTTATTGCTGATGCACCAAGTCAGAATTCAATCTATGTTATCCCTGAAGAACGTATGGATACATCAACAGCTATTGTTCGTGTATATCCAACACCAACATCACTCTCATTTACAAGATATACAAATATTATTGATGCAACTGTTCTCTCAGCAGATAGTACACTCTATATCCTAAAAGAAGCACCAAATGGTTATTATGAAATTTCATTTGGTGATGGTGTTACACTTGGTAATGCACCATCTGCTGGATCTAAAATTGAGGTAGAATATTTAGTTAGTGCAGGACCTGCTGCTAATGAGGCAACAGGATTTGCAAGCTCTGCAGATTATTCTTTTGGTGGTACAGATTATCCTTATACTGTTACAACAGTTACAGCTTCTGCAGGTGGTAGCTTTAAAGAATCAATTGAATCAATTCGAAAGAATGCACCATATCAATATGCATCACAGAATCGTATGGTTACTGCAGTAGATTATTCAACACTTATACTTAGAAACTTTGGTTCATTTATTAGTGATATTAAAACTTGGGGTGGTGAAGAAAACTTAGAAGCAAAATTTGGTACAGTATATATTTCAATTGTTTATAATCCAGATGTATCTGCAGCAACTATTACATCTCTACAAAGTCAGATAACTGATCTTGCAGAACAATTAGCAATTCTTTCATTTGATATAGAATTTATTGATCCTGTTACAACATATATTGAAACAGATACATTCTTCCAGTTTAATCCAAGACTAACAACACTTTCCTCAAGTGCAATTAGATCCTCAGTTAATAATACGATAACATCTTATTTTGCTACAACAGTAGGTGAGTTTGATGAGGCATTCCGTAGATCAAATCTTCTAACACAGATTGATGAAGTTGATCCATCTGTTCTCTCAAGTAGAATGAATGTTCGTATGCATCAAAGAGTAGTACCAACACTTGGTGCTCTAAATGCTATTAACATTCGATTCCCACAGGCAATCAGATCAGTAGATGATACTGATTATATAATTACTAGTTCACCATTTATCTTTAGTGGACAAAGTTGTATTCTTAGGAATAGATTAAATTCTAATACTATTGAGGTATTCTCAGTTACAACTGCTACAGTTCTTGTTGATAATGTAGGATCATATAATGCAGCAGCAGGAACAATTAATCTTTCAGGTTGGAGACCAGCATCAATACCTGGTGGTGTAAATTTTGTAAAAGTAAAAGCTATACCAGCTAATGAAAGTGCGGTTGTACCTAATCGTGAAGAGATCCTAGAATATGATCCAGCAGAATCTTTTGCAAGGGTAGTCGTCACATCGGCTACAAACTAATATGACTCATTTATATTACACAGAGAAAGATCTTGATAGAAGATCACTCGGGTTACTTGATACTAGACAGGTAGAAAAAGTTGTACCTGAATATTATCGTGAAAGATATCCAACTCTTATACGTTTCCTTGAGTTATATTATCAATGGGCTGACTCAGATGTATCACCCTCACATCTAATACAAGATTTATTTCAATCAAGAGATGTTAATCAGGTACCTGAAGAATTACTTGACTATATTGAAGATGAACTTCTTCTCGGTCAAGCATACTTTGGTGGATTCCAAAATAAGAGAGCAGCTGCTAAATATTCAAATATATTCTACAGAACAAAGGGTACGAAATATTCTATCCAACAGTTTTTCCGTGCATTCTTTGGTATTGATGTTGAAGTTCAATATCCTAAGTCACAAAGATTTATTGTAGGTGAAAGTCAAATTGGATTTGAATCACAAAGATTTTTAACAAACGCAGAACTATATCAAGTATTTGCACTATTAATTAAATCTGAATTACCTCGTAGTGATTGGGAACAGGTTTATAAATTATTTGTACATCCTGCTGGTATGTACCTAGGGGCAAGTCTTCAGGTTGTATCTGTAGCAGATATCACTCCTGGTACAGATTCTGCTGAACCACTTGATGTTGTACGTGTAGCATCAGATACTGCTACTACAACATTGAGTGCAATCTCTGATATCACATCAATTGTTACACAGGATTCTGATACAGATTATATTAGACTTGATGCAAATCGTATTGAAACATATCAAACAGTTACACTTGGTGAACTTGATAGTGCATATGATAATATTGCTGAACTTGTTCAAACTAATTCCTTTACCTTCGATGAAGATTCAGATGGAACAGAATATGCAGTTATGAGAATGGATAATACCCGAGAGGAAATGGACGAAGTAAATTATCAGTATTATGATAGTTCTACTTAAAAAATCATATAAATAAAGTCAACTAGTTTATTTGGAATAAAAGATGACGAGACAACATATCAATATTGGTACTACAGCGAATGACGGAACAGGTGATCCGTTAAGAACTGCTGGGGATAAAATTAATGATAACTTTATTGAGATTTACCAACTTCTTGGTGGTGATTCCGATATTCCTATGGATAAAGTCTCCTTCGATAGTACAGGTATTGTCTTTGAGGGTACAACTGTTGATGACTATGAAACATATTTAAGAGCAGGTAATCCATCTGGTGCAGATGTTCTTCTTACCTTACCAACAACAAGTGGTACTTTAATTGCAGATAGTGCAACACAGACTTTATCTAATAAAACTCTTTTAACACCAAGTATGACAAATCCTGTTATTCAGGATTCAGCAAATGCAGTTTCACAATATACAATTGTCGCCGGAAATATCCAGGCAGACTATAATTTAACATTACCAACAATAACAAGTAGTGATACATTTACACTGAATGCTTTCACACAAACATTAACAAATAAAACTTTAACAGCACCAGTAATATCGAATGCAATTGTTCATGGATCAGTTCAAGATTCTGCTGGATTAGAATTAGTAACATTTACTAGCACAGGTTCAGCAGTAAATGAATTAAGAGTTACAAACTCAGCTACTGGATCTGGACCTATTCTTACAGTTTCAGGTGATGATACAAATATTGACCTTCAATTAACAACGAAGGGTACAGGTACAGTATTATTTAACG